CTGGCCACAAGACACCCCACGCATCGCCGACGCCGACATGGATGCACTCACCCGCATCGTCAAAATCGTCGAACAAGTCGAAGCCGAAATCGACCACCCATTCGGCGAAACCGACCCAACCCTCCCCAAGAAGAAGCGTCGTGCGAGCGACACGTTCGAGGATGCTATGAGCGAGGCAACCAATGGCTGAACAACCAGCACTACCGACGCATCCGTTCGGATACGGGATCAGCGCAGACGACGCGATCCAACGCATCCGGCGCATCAACGCCGTCTCACAAGGCGACCCGAACAACAAGAACTTCATATCCGTCGTCATCGACGAACTCGAAATGGACTTCGCCATGCTTCGAGAGATGGATTGGGAATCGTTCATGGATGCCGCTACCGTTCGCATGGCGACACTCGTCAACATCGTCAAGGAGGCCAAACCATGACCGTCATCGACGACTTCGAGGGCGACATGATGGATCAGAACCCAGAGGACATCGCCTCGGTCGACACACTCAAGTCACTCATCGCCACACTCCAAAACCGCAACCGTGCCCACTTCCACTCAGCTCTCCAATATGCGGAGCAGGGTGGCTGCGGATTCGGTTCGGAAATCAACTCGCGTCGAAGGTTCGAGATCGCCAGAGGTATCTACTGGCTCATCACCTCAAACCAATTCGACACCGACCTGATACGTGACCTTGCGGGGTTCGCATCAGGAAACACATACAGCAAGGTCGCAGACGGCCTCGCCAACATGAACGCAAACCAGGCGACACGGTTCGCTGAAGCCTGCTTCATGTTGAGCGTGAACGCCTACGACCTGTCGTATGACCCGCAAACCAGCAAGTTCCACATACATCCCAAACCCTCTGAAGGAGGCAAGCAATGACCGACGTATTCATGAGCGAAGGCGGGAGCAAGTATCCCGCTCTCAAGTTCGAGAACGTCAACGACACCCACACAGGGCGTGTCGTCGAAGTGAAGAAACTCGAAGACCGTGACCCAGACGGCAACGTGAAGACCTGGCCGAACGGGGACACCCGATTCGTGTTCGTGTTCACCGTCGAAAACAACGGTGAGTTCGGCAACATCTGGGCACGAGGCAACATGGTGAAGGCCATCCGTGAAGCAGCTCAGGCTGCGGGTCTGTCCACCATGATCGGCGCAAACCTCACCGTCAAGTATTCCGGTGACGGAGAAAAGAAGAAGGGATTCAACGCACCGAAGCTCTACAAGGCTAAGGTCGAGGCACCCAAGCCACAGGACGCATCCGTCGAACTGTGGTGAAATCGTGACAGGCAGGTGGCACCTCCCCATCCCCCCGATGCGCCACCTGCCTGTCACACCCCCACCCAACCAGGAGACAACGTGACGATCACCGACCTAAGGAACACCATCAAGTTCCTGCAAAGACTCGTCGTAGGACAGTCTGAACAAGACACATTCTTCAAGACCCTCAAAGCATTAGAAACAGAACTACAAAGGAGAACCAAGAAATGACATACGACCCCGAAATGCTCCACCAACTCAACGTGGAGAACCAGTTACGCATCAGCGAACTGTCAACCGCACTCGAACGAGTCACTAACGAGCGCGACCAGCTCAGCCAAGCCCTCCTCAGCGCAGTCGCCCAGTTGGAGGAAACCAAGACGATGCTGACGCAACTCAAGTCAGATATCTCACGCCTCCAAGTCCTCATCGCCACCGGAGGTGAACTGTGAGAATCGAAGTTGCCGCAGCCTTCCTATTCGGACTCGCAATCGTCCTCATCATCCTGGCGTCCTAACATGAACATCCTCGAAGAAGCAGACTTCCTCATCAACGGCCAACGCCAAGACGACTACGGACACCCGCTCGACGACTTCAGTCGAACCGCCAAAATCTGGTCAGCCATCATCGGCATCCCCATCACCGCAGAACAGGTCGCCCTCTGCATGGTCGGTGTCAAGATCAGCCGTGAATGCAACATGCACAAAGAAGACAACCTCATCGACGCAGCCGGATACCTCGGCACACTCCAGATGCTCATCGAAGAACAAGAACGGAGAGACAACCTGTGAGCCGTTGGAAACTTCTGCACGGCGACTGCCGCGACCAACTCGCCACCATCCCCAACAACAGCATCGACGCCATCGTCACCGACCCACCCTACGAACTCGGATTCATGGGCAAAACATGGGACGCATCAGGGATCGCCTACAACCCGACCGTCTGGACAGAATGTTTACGCGTACTCAAACCAGGCGGCCATCTCCTCGCCTTCTCCGGCTCACGCACCTACCACCGCATGGCCGTCGCCATCGAAGACGCAGGCTTCCAGATACGCGACCAAATCATGTGGGTTTATGGTTCAGGATTCCCGAAGTCAATGAATATTGCAAAAGCGATAGATAAGGCTTCTGGGTTTGATGGTGCGGTGATTGGTAAAGCAACGTCTTGGAATCGTCCTAACAGCGAAGATGGGCATCGAACGCGCATGAACACATCGCCTGGTGAGTATGACATCAAAGAATTGTCACCTGAGGCTGAGATGTGGGAGGGTTGGGGTACGGCGTTGAAGCCTGCGCATGAGCCGATTGTGTTGGCTCGTAAGCCGTTGGTGGGGACGGTTGCGGAGAATGTGTTGCGGTTTGGTGTTGGCGGGTTGAACATCGACGGCTGTCGAGTGGGTGACGATGTGGTAGCAACTCAGCATACGACGCGCCCAGCGGGTGATGCTCTTGTGGGTCGCGGTGCAAAAGCAATTGGTGTGATATCGCAGCACATAGGTCGTTGGCCTGCGAATCTGATTCACGATGGCTCCGACGAGGTGCTTGAACTGTTCCCCGAAACTGCTGGTGGTGCACGACCAGCAAAAGCAAACAAACCAACAGGCCAACATTACGAAGGTGGCTGGGGAACCATCGCTGAAGGTGAACGCATCAACTTCCCAGCAGGTTCAGCTGCCCGTTTCTTCTACTGTGCGAAAGCCAGCAAAAAAGACCGCAACGAAGGACTCGACCACCTCACCCCACAACGCGAATCCGACCGAACCTCCGACAACCTCCCAGGCGGAGACAACCCACGCAACCGAACCAACACCCCACGCCTCAACCACCACCCAACCGTCAAACCAACCGAACTCATGCGCTATCTCTGCCGACTCATCACACCCCCAAACGGTGTCATCCTCGACCCATTCACCGGCTCAGGATCAACCGGCAAAGCCGCCATCCTCGAACACTTCCAATTCATCGGCATCGAACAAGACCCCGACTACATCACCATCGCCCAAACACGAATCCAACACGCAGAACAGGAAACCCAACCATGACCCACGCAGCCGTCTGCTTGAAATGCCAACACCTCGTCAAACACAACCCACGACAACTCGAAGGCTGCCGATGCGACCCAGACGCACCAACCTGGATCGCCATCACCCAAGACGGACGACTCCTCACCATGAGCCACGCCAACTACGCTGAACTCTCCGATGAGTAACGGACAACGCCAACCCTGCCCATGCAACCCACACCCACACCCATGGTGCGGAGACAGAGGAATAGAAGACGATGACTGACCCAATATCCGACTACATCGAAGCACAAGCACAAGCCCACGTCACCGCCTACGTCATCGTCGCCACCACAGAAACCCTCACCGGCGAACAATCATTCTGGGTCGCCTGCCAAACCAACCAAACCGCCTCAACCACCCTCGGCCTCCTCGAATCAGCATCCGCAGCAGAAAAACTACGAATCGCCAAACTGTTCATCGCCAACGACGACGACACCGACTAACCTCAACCCACCCCAACTCACAACGCAAAGGAGGCGTCATGAGAAAAAAACTCAAATACTTCCCCGTCCAACCGTTGCTCGCACTCTTCCCCGACGGCATGGGTGATCGAGTGATCGGTGAACACTTCGGAGTATCACGCACCATCATCCACCGCTGGCGACACAACCCCACCTGCGCCATCGACGAATACACCGCCGACCGCTACGCAATCCAGATGGGAATGCACCCACTAGAAATCTGGCCAGACTGGATCAGCTTCGAGGAGACAGCATGAACGTCGTCTCACTCTTCAGCGGTGTCGGAGGCTTCGACCTCGGACTCGAACAAGCAGGCATGAAAACCATCTACCAATGCGAATGGGACAAACACGCCACCAGCATCCTCCAACGCCACTGGCCTGACGTCCCCAAATGGGGCGACATCACCACCCTCACCGCCCAAGAAATCCTGCGACACGGACAAAACCCCGACGTCATCGCCTGGGGATCGCCATGCCAAGACCTGTCCGTCGCAGGCAAACGAGCAGGCTTAGAAGGCGAACGCTCCGGTCTATTCCATGAAGGAATGCGAATCATCAAAGAACTACGAAAGGAAACCAATAATGCATATCCAAGAATCTCTATTTGGGAAAATGTCGCAGGAGCGTTATCTTCCAACCGAGGTGCTGACTTCGGAATCATCCTTGACGAAATGGCTCAAGCAGGGGCGATGGTCATCGAATGGGCAATGCTCGATGCACAACACTTCGGAATCCCCCAACGACGAAGGCGCGTGTTCGTCATCGCTATCTTCGATCCTGCAACCGCCCGCAACTGTACCAACCCGCTACTACCTGTCAGCGAAAGCTTGCGAGGGAATACTGCGAAGGGCAAACCGAAGGGGAAAGCAGTTACCAGAACGTCTACAGAAAGCTCTGGAGAAGATGGTGAACAAATCTGGATAGACCGAGCTGCATGGAACCAGGGAATCAATGCACGGTTCCCTGGCGAAATCAGCGACAGGCCAGCAGTCCCACCACTCGTTGTAGGTGTCCCACACGCAGTTCTCACATCGGCTGAAGCATTCGTCAAATCGCGTCGCGCACAAAGCAGCGACGACGACGAAACCTGGGTCGAAGGAAAAATC